CGTCATTGGAAAATTATGTTAATTATTACTATGCAATATCCATTGGGTATTCCACCAAATTTAAGAACAAATATTGATTATGTATTTATTTTGCGTGAACCTTATATTGCAAATCGCAAGCGTATTTATGAAAATTATGCAGGTATGTTTCCAACATTTGAATCATTTTGTCAAGTAATGGACCAATGTACTGAAAATTACGAATGTTTAGTGATTAATAATAATTCAAAATCAAACAAACTACAAGACCAAATTTTTTGGTATAAAGCTGATGCGCATGGTGAATTTAAATTGGGTTCTAAAGAGTTTTGGGAAATATCTAAAAATATGGGTTCCGATGATGAAGAAGAAACATATGACCCAAATAGTTCTAGAAGAAAGGCAGCTGGTCCTAAAATAAATGTAAGAAAAACAAAATGGTAAAAAACATTTAAGTAATAATTTATTTACTATTTATGAGTGAAGAAATTATTATTCGTGAAGTTAATGAAAATGATTATTACAAAAAACATTTGGAATTGTACAGCGAATCATATGCTATTCAACCAAGTTTAATTAATCATAATGATTATCAAAATTACATTCAGGAGCAGAAAGAAAAAAATAATCATATTTTTGTTATGGAATACAATGATATTGTAGTTGGTTCTGCTAGTTGTTTTATAGAAACTAAATTAATACATAATTTTGGAAAAGTAGCACATATAGAAGATGTTATAATTTCTAATAAACAACAGGGTAAAGGTTTAGGTAAACAAATGATAGAATTTTGTATTCGATTTGCTGAAAAATATAATTGTTATAAAATTATTCTAGATTGTGACGACGACAATGTTATTTTTTATAATAAATGTGGATTTAAACGTAAAGGAAATATGATGTCGATATATTTTAAATAATATTTAATATATTATAATATCTATTTAAAATATGAGCGATAAAGAAACTGAAAAAAAACCAATAAACGTATGTTTAGTTGATGCTCCGCCATTTGTATATAAAGATGAATTAGGTAATTATAAAGGAATAGAATATGATGTATTTAATTCTTTTGCAAAAGAAGCAAAGTTAAAAGTAAACTATACATTTTTAAATAGTTCAGGGGTTTCGTATAATGATGTAATAGATGAAGTAGCAAATGGAAAGTATGATGTTTTTATGGGTAATATTGGACAAACCAAAGAACGAGCCCAAAAAGTTCTTTATGGACAACCTATGAACATGGATTATAATTCATTCATATATTATGATGATAATAAAGGTTATATTGGAAATATAAATATTTTAGATGCATTAATGTTCATATTTAAATTAATCGCTATTATTTTGATGGTAAGTTTCATTATATCTATTTTTCATTATGCTACATCCCCTTTTAAAACATCATTTAAAGAATCATTGTGGCGCGTAGCATCTGCTTTATTTGGAGAGCCAGGTTTTGGTGTAGAACCAAACAAATTTAATGGGAAGATCGATAAAATGAGTGCAAATAGTTTAATAATACGTACATTTATTGTTTTTCTTTCATCTATAATTGGTATATATGTAACTGCATCTATTTCAGCATATGAAGTATCTAAAAATTTAACGAAAAAATATACAAAGAAAAGCGATTTAAATGGAAAAACTATATTATGTTTAAAAGGAAATATAGCAGAAACTGAATTAGTACCATATAGTAAAGAATATAATTTTAAAATATTGGCTCTACGCGATGAAGAGACTGAATATGACAATGATTATGATGAATTAAAAGGTTTATTTGTAAAAAATAAAGATAAAGTAGATGGAATTTATCAACCTACGGAATCCTTCTTGTTTTATGAAAACGATGATAGTAGTTTTAAAATGAGTGATATATATTTTGAACAAGTCGTAACCGGGTTAGTATTTAATAAAAAATTAGTAGATTTGTCGAGAGAATATAATCATCATTTATTTCATTTGCGTGATATTAATACAATGACCAAACTTTGTAAGCGCTATTTTAAAAGACCTGATAAAATGTGTATCGAATAAATATATAATATTAATGTAATATATAAATATTATGTATATGAATATGAATAGGAAAAATAATGTTATTAACAGCATAATTAATCAAAATAAAAATAATAAACCAAAATCAAATAACTCAAATAAATGTATCATTAATTTAGCTGAAAATAATCCTACAGAAATTTTAAAAAAAAGTAGAATCATATTTGATACTATTAAGGATACAAAGCATTCATCTGATTTAAACACATCATCCGCTACTACAAGTAAATTTTTAAGTTATGACCATGGTTTTTCACGAAGTTATGAAATATCTGCTTCGTTGGTTAGAAAAAATGATGGTTTATATGTTATTACATCGTCACATCATAATGTAAAAAAATCTATAGTTAACCCAATCAATCAATATACCTATAAAAATTTAGAACCTTTATATGATTTTGATTTTGGATCAACTGAAATGCTTTTAAAATATGACGATGAAGATAAGGATTTTGTTGAAAATGTCTATCCACATGGTTTTGGAATTGGAAGCGATGTTTGGGGATTTATTAATAAAAGTTATGATGGTAATACGTTGAATAAAGATTATTATTCTTTAGTTACAACTGAAAAAGGAATGATTATTTATAAAATGAATAGTGATTCACGTGTTACAAGTGGAAAACATTTTTGTTATCCTATACAATTTATTTCAGGCAATACTGAAAATTCATGGGGAGATGTGAAAACATACGATGTAACGACAATGATTATTAATTTTAAAGATATTAACGCTTCCAAAAAAATAAAACGTAATAGCTTAATAAAATTTAAAATGGTCAAACGCGTTTATGCTAATGAAACAATCGAATTAAATGAAGAAGTAATTGCATATGGTAAAATTTTAGAGATAATTCATAATAATAATAAAGAAACAACAGATAATACTCACGAACATATAAACGATAATTCCGATATCAGTATGAATAAAATGCAAATGTTCCAAAAAAAAACACATATGATGACACACACTTCCGATAATGATGAATCTATAGATATCAAAGTACGAATGAAAACAGATTTTAATTGGCAAGATGGCGACCATTGTCATAATATTGTCTTGGTTAATAATGATGCATTGGATGAAAAACCATATAGTTCACCTGAAGATATAATTGCACATGCAACAATTAAAAACCCTGAACGTAATGTATCTTGTTATTTTACAAAAGAGAATAAGGGGAGATTACTAGCAATTAATTTAAAACCTTTGTTAAATAATGAAAAAGCAATTGTAACATATGATTATTTTGATGATTCAAATAAACCTTTTTCACTAGAAGATAATAAAATTATAAATGTTGGTTCTGTAACAGGTTCACATGATGTTTATGTAAACGAAGAACAAGGTATATTATATAGTGTTGGTATGAAAATTTCTTTAGACGATGGGAAACAAATATCAACAGGTATATGTTACGACTTAAAAGAAAATCATTTACATCCTAAACCGAAATCGATTATATTGGATTTTCCTGTGAATTATTTACATGATATAGTAGTAGAATCATTTGATAGAAGTGAACAACATGCATTATTAGGAATTCCAATGAATAAAACAACAGAATTAATGTTTATAGCAATTGGTTCGACGGGTGATGACTATGCTATTTACGACGTAACTAATATAAATAAAATAACTATAATTAGTTCGTTAACTATTGAAGGAGGTGGATATTATCATCAAGTATGGTTTACCAGTGATAAAAAGTACATGGTTATTTCTGCAGAAGATCAACCAGAAGATATACGTTATATAAATCGTGTTCCAATATTGAGATTATATTATGATAATAAAAATGAATCATTACAATTGTATCACGTTCAAGATATTATGAATCCATTTCCAGCAAGCAATCATAATCAATATATTGTAAATAATATTGATTTATTTGGTAAGAATAATAATGATTTTGAAGATTGGGTGTTTGGAGCAAATTATAATGCTGGTGTTCAAGTAGAAAAAATAACCTATAAAAAATATGATAAAAATAATTTTATGAATGATTTTGAATACGAAACACGTTCAAATCCATTTATTTTAGAATTTCATGGATTTTTAGATACAGAAGTTGTTAGTTCTGATTTTAGTTTTGGTGGTATATGGAGTGTATATCCTTTTTGGGAATTAGATAAAACAGCCGAACAAATTAAATATTTATCAAGTGGTGATCATTCAATGACTATATTTAAATATAGTGATGGTGTAGAAAATGTAGTTCAAACAGATTTGCATAATGATGGTAAAGTTCAAAAATGTCATCCAACAAAATTAATTCCAAGAAATGTTCCATATTCTAAAAAATATGACGAGGCTAGAGTTGGTAAAAGAAGTACGCGTATAGATGGTATTACAGAAACAGCTAGATTAGCTAAGAAGGATGGAACGTATGAAAATGTTATTATAACTCCTGTTGGATATTCAGATAAATTAGATGTTCAAATACATTATGTTGCAATAGTTAATTCAAATATAGATGAATTCGTTTATTTAGAATGTGCTGATACAATTAAAAATAATGAATTAATATATGCTTTTTGTGGAAATCACAAATGTGAAGGTAAAGTAATCAAAAATATGGCAACTGACCATTATCGTGTAGATAAAGGTCAAGGGCTGGACCCAACTGGTTATGCTCAATTTTATGGTTTAACTCCAAACAACATATTGCTTTATACATCACGTGTTGGTGAAATAATATGTAACTTACCAGCACGAACAGGTGATAGTGGGAGTCCCGTTGTAAATAAAGATAATAAATTAGTTGGCTTTATTAATTCGATTGATGTAACCGGTGGTAACACTGGTGTGGTCAATGTTTGTGATGGTATTATTAACTTTTTAAAACCGAAAAAACTTCCATCCAAAACTACAGAACTAAATGGAATAGAAGGAGTTTATAATAATCGTATTAACAAAATATACGAAGAAGATAATAGTAAACTATCTGTAGTAGCAATTAATGAACGTACAGGCAAGGTTTATTTTTATGTAAGCGCTACTATGAGCAAATACTTTCTCATGGATTTGACTAAAACAAATTATACTGCAAAAGAAAATGGTATTTATGAAGATATAACAGCAAAAAGTTATGCGTCCGGTTTATTTATAATGAATAATAAAAATTATTATACTCGCTCTTTTTTAGGAGGAGAATTTTTATATAACACATATACAATTTTAATAAAATCAGATACTGAAACAAAATTTTTATTCGCGGAAGAATGTTTTGGTGAATTTCAAAATAAAGGTCCCCGTATTATATTTTTAGATTACGATGACCCAACCAAATATGATGCAAATTTTAAAAGTTATAATGAAGATGATAAAAAATATTATAGTTATATTAAAGTGTATTTAGTTAGTGAAAGTGACGACAATATTGAGAATTTGTTTACCGATGATCAATTTATTAATCCTCTTGCAATTGTTACAGGTCATTCTCCCAAAGTTAACGATAATTTAATATCTAGTGAAACTAATTATAATTTTACAATAGTAAATAGTTATGTAGGTGACGAACTTTCCAAGCCTTCGTGGTATTATAAGCAAAAAGTTAGTTATAGTTCAGCCGTGTATCCTTTCAGTGAAGGAGTCCCGTCATTATTTCCGTATTATAAACGTTCTTCAAATGCTCTTATTAATATTGATGATTATAAAGGATTAAATGAATTAAATCCATTAAAATTAGTCGGTTTGGGTAATTCGAGAATAGATCAACTTGAAACAAGTGGTTTAAATATTCAAATATATCAAAATAAGACATTCGAACATGAAACAAGGGTTACTTTTTCAGAAGGTTGGAATGCGATCAATAGTAGTTTAAATATTCCATTTGAAAATGGTGTATCTGTAATATCATTAAATGGAACAAAAATAAATAGTGATAATTTTGAGTATTTATTGCATACAATACCATATGAAGAAAATAAAGATGTTAATATTGGAACAAATTTGGGCGATTATAAAATACCTTTAATTCGCTATAAAGATAATAATCATGGAATTATTTAATTATTTAATTATTACATACGTATCATACATTTTACTATGATATGTATTATATTAGTCAAGCATTTGGACATTTAATCATTTTTTTTTGGTATCAATATTAGGAGCATCAAACACTACATTTTGAATTTCATTATTTGCCATTGTTTGCGGTAATTTATTTTTTGTTGGTTCCATTACTACAGCTTCGTCAGGAATGGCATCATAGTCCACTTCACGAACGTTGACAAGTTTACCATCTTTATTCATTGTTTGCGTAAGAACATTACCGGTTTTATCAGCTTTTTCTTTATTTTCTTCGAGTGCTTTTTCTTTGGCTTCACGTACACGTTTTTCAAATTCTAATTTAGCACCCTTTTCGTTGTCAAATTTTTCATGCATTAGTTTATTAAGTTCTTCCTCCAAATATTCAACGCGTCCTGTTTTATATGCTTCAGGTTCCCAAGGCATCCACATACCAATTGGTCCAACATATACATCATGATTAGGGTCAATTTCACGCAGCATTTTACATCTCATTTCCGCTTCTTCTTGGCTTGAAAACACACCACGTACTTTAATTCCACGTGTAGATGTTTGGAAATGATGCAAACGAGAAAATTCACCCTCCAAATTTTCTTCATTTTTATCAATGAAATTTTTAAACTGGTCTTCTAGTGTGTTAGACATCAATGTACCTCTTTCATCTTTAACAAATTCTTCGAGGTCAGACATTAAATTGTCGTTATTCAATTTATATTTGTAAGAAATAAATTGCATGAAGCCTTGGAATTTTTCCATTGATTGAATATAATCATAATTTTTTAGAAATTGTTCAAACATAAACATTTCTTTTTGTTTCACAATATTTTCGGGCGAAATAAATGAAATGCACGCGAATTTTTGACCTGAAATAGGCTGGTCTTCATCTAACAAATCTACATATTTTTTTGTTTCTTTTGGTTGAGATTCTTTAGACAGACTCATATAATAGTATATTAAGAAACTATTTAAGTTTTGTTTCATAATAATTTTTTTTTCTGCCTTTTATTTATAAATGGAAATGTTTGATTTAGGAGAACTTCTTAAACGCGCTATCAAATATTTAGTCGAAGGTTTGATGGTTGCTTTAGCCGCTTACGCTATCCCCAAAAAAGCATTGAATGTAGAAGAAATCGCTCTTATTGCGTTAACAGCTGCTGCTACATTCAGTATTCTTGATACCTATATTCCTTCCATGGCCGTAAGTGCTCGCTCTGGTGCCGGATTCGGTATTGGTGCTAACTTGGTAGGATTCCCAAGAATGAGATAATTTAAGAACTAATTTAGATGAAAATATTTGATTTGTATTATATTTGATTTGTATTAAATATAATAATATTTAAGCTATGCTATAGTTTTCAAAATGTATACAAGATAAACATTTTTACTATATTAAAAAGTAAAATTATAAACATATGAAGTAATATATAGCTTATTACAAGTAGATATCCAATTAGTATATTTATTTTTAATACAACAAAAAGAAAATTCCATTGAACTAAAAATATGTATTCATTATATTTATATTTAATTGCACAATAATAACTACAAAAATGCTTATTTTTAATTTTAATAAAGTAGTGAATGTAACAAATATTGTAATTTATTAAATTTTTATAACATCGGCTGCAATGCAAACTAGGTATATAATCAAAAATATATCTATTCATTTCTAAAGGCAAATTTCTTAATAATATTTTATATTTATCATCATCTATTTTATTTTGCATTATATTTTTAATCATATGTTTTTTTTTCCATATAAATGTATATGGCGTCTGAAGAAAATAATACAAATAATCAAGATATTGCAAATAATGAGATTATTGGAACAACTGATATAAATGATAATTTACATGTAACCCAGCGAATAAATAATGCACAACAAACAGAAGACTCAATACCAGAGTACGAAGAATGTAATGAATTTGTTATTTTTAAACATGAATATAATTCCATGGAACATTATAACGCTGAAATATTAGACGAATGTGTTCGCAATAAACGTTTATTAGATTTAAATTACGATACACTTTTTATGTGGATATCTTATTTTCAAACATCTATTATTTTCTTTTCTACCTTTTCCGGTTTTATTCAAGCTACTAAAGCTGTTTTCTCTATTAGTGAAGAAATATCCTTTGTGGTATCGATTGTAATTTCTACATACACAAGTCTACTTTTATCTATTTCAAAATTTTATAAATTAGATGAACAAAAAGAGAAAATCCACAATTTAAGAGAACAATACTCATTATTACAAAATAGTATCAAATATAGAATCGATGTTTTAGAGCAATGGCGTTACCATGAACTTTGGTTACACCAGGATCCAATTAAACGATTCGAAGAATGGTGTGAATTTAAAAAGAAAATGGAAAAAGATTTCTTACCAATTGTTAAAAACAAGCAGGATTTGTTTACACAATTTGAAATCATTATGGATACTAAACAGCGCAATAAATATGTCATTGTTAACAAAGAAAGAATGTATAATAATAATCTGAAATTGCTAACATGGATTAAAAAAGAAAAGGAATTAGAAACCAATGAACCTAATTATAAAGATCTTGCTAAAGAATATGTTTAATATTAACAATGTGAACGCCAAATTACATAATCATCGTGTTCTTTTTTCCACTTAGCTTTCATTTCATCAATACAAATATTATATAAATCATGATATCTAGAATCAAATGAATATATGTGTTCTATTATTTCGGTTGGTAACCGAATCATATATAATGTATCTGGATAAAAGGCGAAAGGTTCAACTCAGAATATTCTAAAATATAAAATATTATTTTATTTTTATATATTAGTACATGCCTAAACGTAATGTTCCTAAAAAATATATTCCCGACCGATTATCTAAAAAAGATAAAGGGCAACAAGAAAAACAATTAAAAAAATCACGCAAATTATACAAAAAGGGCAAATATTTTACACGCAAAAAAGTAAAATCATTTACTTCAAAAAAATCAGGACACATTTTAAAAGCAGAAAAAATGTACAAAATTTCAAATGTAATGCCATCAAAAGAATTATCTTCAAAAACCGGATGTAGCATTAATGCTTTAGATGCTATTGTAAAAAAAGGGCAGGGTGCGTATTTTTCTTCTGGTTCCCGACCTAATCAAACTGCCCATTCATGGGGATATGCACGCTTGGCAAGTTCTATTACAGGTGGAAAATCAGCCGCAATCGATTTCCATATTTTACAAAATGGTTGCAAGAAAACAGGTAAGGCGTATAAAAATGCATTAAAAGCCCGAAAAAAACACAAATATGGAACACGAAAGGTTGCAAAATACAATAAAAAAATATAATCAAATTGTTGGTATAAATTCCCAATCAAGTTCATTGCATATTTCTTTCCATACTACATCTTGTTCTATTCTTTTTTCGCGGTCTTTTAACATTGGGAAAAAAGGTAAAAATTGTTTTTGATCTAATAGTTCACATAGCTTATAAACAGTATAATAGTAATTTAAAAAGTTTACTCTATCATCAGGACAAAATTTTGCATATGGTGATTGAATATCCATAAATAGATTACACAAAGTATCTTCTAATTCAGGACTCATTACAGGTGGTCGAATTCCGATAATATCTTTTATGAAAGGAATATGTTCATAATATTTATTATAACCCAACTTTTTTAGTATTTCTTTGGCCTTGCTGTTTGTAATATGTTTTAAATCAATACGTTCTTTTTTTATTTGGTTTTTGATATCATCAATTACTTTATCAGGTATTTGCGTTGTCTCTTTTGCTTGAAACTGAGCCAATATTTCACGAAAATGATTAATTCGTTTGTATGCGTAAAAACAAACTTCCTTTGGTGGTTCTTTATAAGATGGTCTTTCATTTTCTATTAAATGGGAAATATGTTTCGAGCATTGGTTACAAACTAGAATACCTTCATCATCTATAGGTATAAGTTCACCTTTATAGCAATAATAACATAAATTTTCCTTATATGTGTAATGTTCCATATTAATAAAGTTTTCATCTAAATTTGATAAATAATTATTCACTAGTGTTTGTGTCTTTTGGTTATTTTTGCTATCTTCATTGCTGGTTTCACTTTTAATCTTAAAAAAACTATCTAATACTTTTGTTTGTGTCGGTTCATTGGCAATATTTTTTTTTGTCTCAAAATAATCAAATATTAAGGACGAATTTTCCAAGAAATATTCTTTCTTTTTTTCTTTCAATTCTTCTCTCTCTCTTTTTAAATCTTTAATTTTATCTTCGATTTCTAGTTTAGTCGTTAAAGATATTTTTTTATGTTTTATAACCTTTTTTAAAGTTTTAATTTTTTCATTTATTTTTGGTATATCGATTTCTTCTTGTTCTTGAAATGTTTCTACAATCTCATTATGCTTGTTATCCAATGTTACTGATTTTTGACTATCAACAATTAACGCCTTATTTGTTTTTGGTTTAAACAAGGGCATGTCTTAATTAGAAATATATGTTATTTTTATATATTAATTTACTAATATTCGATAAAGAGACAAAAATCAAATATATTGAAATAAAAAATGGTAGACTTTATGAAAATGACTGATGTTTCTAATATTAATGATGTTCAATTGCAAATCATGTTGTTTATTCATAATGCTTTAGAAAGGGGCTGGTCGGTAAAAAAGGTAAATGGATGCTATATTTTCAATAAAAAACACGAGAATAAAAAAGAATATTTCTCAGATACATATTTAAAAAAATTTATTAAAGATAATATTACCACACCTTAAATTGGGTAAAAAATGTTACATGTTTAATTATTTTTAATAAAAAAATAAATTAATTAAATTAAAATCAAAAAAATTTTTATCTTTAGCAATATTATAACAATGGGCGGTGGACTCATGCAACTCGTAGCTTATGGTGCACAAGATGTGTACCTCACTGGTAATCCTCAAATCACTTTCTGGAAAGTAACTTATCGCAGATACACTAACTTTGCCATGGAATCAATCGAACAAACATTCAACGGACAAGCCGATTTCGGACGTCGTGTAACTTGCACAATCAGCCGTAATGGTGATCTTGCATACCGCACTTATCTCCAAGTCACTCTTCCTGAAATCAATCAATCCATGCGCAACAGCGAAGATACCGATGTATACGCTCGCTGGTTAGATTTCCCTGGACATCAACTTATCTCCCAAGTTGAAGTAGAAATTGGTGGTCAACGCATTGATCGTCAATATGGTGACTGGATGCACATCTGGACTCAACTTACCCTTTCTGCTGAACAACAACGTGGATACTTCAAAATGATCGGTAACACAACTGCTTTAACTTACATCACTGACCCTTCATTCGCTGATATCAACGGACCCTGTGGTGGTGATGCCCCCGTAAATGTATGTGCTCCTCGCAATGCTCTTCCCGAAACCACACTTTACGTACCCCTCCAATTCTGGTACTGCTGCAATCCTGGACTTGCTCTTCCCTTAATCGCTCTTCAATACCACGAAGTCAAAATCAACCTTGACCTCCGCCCCATTGACGAATGCTTATGGGCTGTTTCTGAACTTAACGGAAACGGAAACGTACAAGTAACAACTGCTTACAACCAATCCCTTGTTGCCGCTTCTTTATACGTTGATTATATCTTCCTTGATACCGATGAACGTCGCAGAATGGCTCAAAACCCCCACGAATACCTCATTGAACAACTTCAATTCACTGGTGATGAATCTGTCGGTTCCTCTTCCAACAAAATCAAACTCAATTTCAACCACCCCTGTAAAGAACTTGTATGGGTTGTCCAACCTGATTCCAACGTAGATTACTGCGCTTCTTACCAAGGTGGAACTCTTCTTAACAAAGTACTTGGTGCCCAACCCTTCAACTACACTGATGCCGTTGATGCTTTACCCAATGCTTTACACTCTTTCGGTGGACCCGTTGCCACATCTGGCCAAAACGGATTCATCAGCAGTGGTGCTTTCGAAGACCCCAATGCCAATGATGCCCAAGTCATCCCTCCTGAAGATGCTGGTGCCGACTCTGGTGTTTCTGATGCCGGAACATTCGTTCTTGGTGAATCTGCTCTTGACATGCATTGCTGGGGTCTTAACCCTGTTGTTGTTGCCAAACTTCAACTTAACGGCCAAGATCGTTTCTCCGAACGTGAAGGTAGTTACTTCGACCAAGTCCAACCTTTCCAACACCACACCCGCGCCCCTGACAGCGGTATCAATCTTTACAGCTTTGCCCTTCGTCCCGAAGAACACCAACCTTCCGGAAGTTGCAATTTCTCCCGTATTGATAACGCCACTTTACAACTTGTTCTTTCCAACGCTACCGTTGCCGGAACCAGCACTGCTAAAGTACGTGTCTACGCCACTAACTACAATGTCCTTCGTATCATGAGTGGTATGGGTGGTCTTGCCTACTCCAATTAGATTTCTTAATTGGATACAAAATATAAAAAATCATAGTTCATATTATAAAAATTTATAATATGAAAAAAATGCGCCGGGGCTAAAAAAAAATTGAAACATTTTTGGTGTAGTAAAATATATTCATAAAAACAAATGTAGTCCATAGCTGATTAAAATATAATTTACGCGCAAATCCTGTGTGGGAG